AACGCCGGCTTCGCGCGGGGAACAGGGTCCGGGCGAAAGGAGGACTCGGTCGGGGTTGAGGGCGAGGGCCTCGGTTGGGGTGATCTCGTTGTTGCGGAACACGCGCTGCGTCACGCCCAACTGGCCAAAGTATTGGACTAGGTTGAAGGTAAAGGAGTCGTAGTTGTCGATGACGAGCAGCACGTCTTCCCATTAATCGGTGGATTGACCCGCGGGTCAAGCGTGACAAGCCCTGAATCGTGTTCATGTAGGGGTTTAAAACCTCCTGCATCTGGTCGGCAAATTGGGCTTTGCTGATCAGCGGCTCAACGCCTGCCTTCATTTCGCTTTCGCGTTGCCAGGCGTATTGTTTTAGTTTGTCATCTGCCAGATTCCAAGTCTCGTGATAGTCCTTCTTCCAGCTTGCCGGCGGCCGGCGCCATACCGGATCTTCCTCAGTCTTTACCTCGGCCGGTGCGGTTGCTTTCGCAAACTTGCCGACCTCATCCCGCGGCTTTTCGGTCGGTTGCGCTCTTTCGGGTTCGGGTGCGGCGGCCTCGGCCTCATCGAACTGCGCTGAAAGCATCTCGCGGCGTGCGTCTGCGTTTTCGACTGGCACTATCTCGTTCAGGTCTGACATTTGCTTCTCCCTGTGGGGGTTGGTTTAACGACGGGTGAAACGTAAATCATCTCGCGCTTTGGCGAGCATTTTATTAGCCTGGTCGTGCGTCATATTGGCGAGCTGCGCCCGCAGGATCTCGCGCCGGTTGTCCGTTGGCGGTGCCACTTTGGTTTCCATACTCTCGTTGCCAATCTCAATGCAGTTGTGCGCCCGCAAGTGCTCGCGGTGATGACTGCGGCTGGTGATCATGCTGCCGTCGGCCATTGACTGATACGGCTGAATGTCTGGCATAACAATCGGCGCCAGCGGATCGGCGTAGTAATCGCTTTTCTCAACCAGTTCACCATTGATTTGCACGTATTGTTTTCTCATAGGAGTGTCAGAACTTCCTCATCATCCATTTCGAGGTGGGTATCCCAGATTCGCTGCACGCGGTCCAGATCGGCAAACAGCGCGTCGTAATTGATTGTTGGCGCCGACTTTGCCTTTGGTCTGGTGACAACATAAGGTGCTGCGATTTCCTCGGCGATCTCTGGCCGGCCTTCGACGATGCGCTCAAAAGCGTCAAGGATTTCTTGCTTTTTCTTTGCTCTGAGCTTGCGCTCGCGCTCAAGCTGCTCTTTAAACCGTCGGCCGTCGTGCGTGTCGTCAATAATGATGACCGGCTGCGGCACCACCGTGACCGTTCCAACGTCGCCAGTGGCGCTGTTTCCGGACAAAGAAACCGTGATGACCAGGCCAATAGTGCCTGCGGCGCCGGTAGCCCCTGTTCCGGTAACTGGAACCGTTGTGGCCTCGTCCTCGTTGCCAACCTGACCCGTTGCCTGCACGCCGGATAGCGCAATGGTAACGGTCGCGCCGACATTACCCGGCGATCCGGTTGCAGAATTGCCGGTGACGGGCAAACTATCCCATAGGGCAGCATCCCAGGTGCCGGTATCCCATGCGCCCTGTGCCATAGATTAGGCAATGCGGATAAGTGCGTTGCTGGCGTCATTGGTCGGCATGGATAGCACAAACGTGCCTGCGGTGATCGTTTGGGCGCCAAAGGTGTGAGCTGAAATAGCCTTATTTGACTGGGTGCTGTTGTAAACAAGCACGCAATCAAACGAAGTGGTGAGCGTGACGGTCGTATAGGTAAAGCTGGCGCTCGGCGTCCAATACGCTGTGGTTCCGCTTGAGGTGGGCGCTGTGGCGTTTGTTGCTGTGACCCCACCGGCACTATAGCCAGCGCCTGAAACCTCGCCAGTGACGCTGTATGCAGTCGTGGAGGCATTTACGGTGGCACTTGCCAGATACAGCGCGGCTTTTAAGGTGTCTGCACCCGTTCCGGCCCGAATAACGGTTGTTCCTAGAGCGTGAATGCCGGAAAGGATCTCTGTTTTGAAACTGGTGCACATTGCTTGCGTGTTAGCCATTTGGGAAACTCCCTGCTTCGGATGTTGAAACTATCGGTTTTTTCAACCTGACATGCGCGGATCTGTGCACCAGCTCGTCGGCCATCCAGTATTCAACCCATGTCGTGCTCTCATTGTCGTTGTCGACCGATCCCTCGCGCTTTTCAAGCAGTGAATCGTCCATGTCGCCCTTTGTCGTGGTAACAATCATGCTGCAACCTCCACACCGACTGCTTTACCGTCAGGACCGCGCACGATGCGTTTAGGCGCTGCCAATGTTTGCATGACACCGCCGATGCGGTTCATGGTTTCGCCATGCATGTTTGCCATGTTTTCGTGCATTTGCGCCATGTGGTCGATGGCCATTTTGACGTTTTCGCCCAGCTCGGCGCTGACCTTCTCGCTTGCGGCCTGCTGCGCTTCCATTAATGGCAGATCCAGACCCGGGTTAGCACCGATCCTTGCCACCATGATCTTAGTTGCCGCTTCCAGCTCAGTGCGTTCTTTTGCGGCTTGCATTTCCATGTTTTTAAGCTGGCCTTCAAATTGCAGCTTTTGCTGTTCCAATTGTGCAGCGTGTTGCATTTTCATCTGCTCGATCTGCATCTCGGCCTGGGCTTTGGCTTGCGTCATTTGTATGTCAGATTGCATCTTCGCCTGGGCGGCTTGTGTGTCGGCCTGCACGCGCATCTGATCCGATTGCTGTTGCGCTTGCATCTTCATCATTTCTGGATCGGGCTTCTGTTCCTGCGGTCCGGCCTGCTTTTGTTTCATCTGTTCCAGCGCCACATCGAGCACGCCCTCAATCGGTTTGGCCTGTTTAAAGCCACCGATACCGAATTTAATCAGCTCAACCAGCATCGGCACCAGTTCCGGCGACTGCTGGCCGACCGGCAACGCTTCGCGCATGAATCCACCGAATGCGGTCAGGAATTCCACGCGGTCGCGCTTGTTCTGCTGATCGTCAATTTGCACCAGGCTGTCGGCATCAACCTCGATGCGGAAGTTCCGCAGCGGCTTGTCCTGCATCAGTTGCATGGCCTGCGGGATCATCTGCTGATCGGGCTGGCTCATTTGGCCGGCAGCGGCGTAGAGCATAATCGTCTGCGGTTGGAATTTGCTGCACATGACCTGCGCTTTTAACCGGATCAACTCGCTCGCAAACAGTGCGACTTCCTCCTGCATTGAGCGCAAGCGCAACCCGGCATACTGACCTTTGATCTGTTGCGCGGTTGCAGTCTCGCTTGCAGCCGAAGCACCGCGGATAATGTCGCTAATGCCGGTAATTTCGTAAATTTGCGCCTTAATCTCTGTTCTTGCCCGGTAGCAGTTCAGCAACGCATTGGCCAGTTCGTCGATCGGCAGAATGTCGATGGCGCCCTTGAGCCCGCCTTTCTCACTGAATTGCATCCATTTGTCGACTGGGATCAGCGTGTTGTTGTCGCCCTCGGTCAGCAGGCGTTGCAGTGCCGGCTGGCTCGCGTCGTAAACGCCACGAATACGCAGTGCTTTGACGAGTCCATCAATACGGTCGCTGAGAATGTCCAGCTCGTTGGCCTGGTCCTGATAAAGCACGAAGTCCGGCACCGGAATCAGCGTGTCGCTGGTCGTGGTGCTGTAGAGAGGTTTTGAGCAAGGGAAAAAGCCCTCCAACTCAAGCGGATCGTCGCGCTCGTCGATCAGCTCGTTATAGTTCTTGGTAAACCAATAGACTTTGCCGGTTTCTTTATCCCACAGCTCGCATATCTTGGCGCGGGTGCGCTCTTTATTGCTCTGGCCATAGGTCTTGAGCGTTTCCGGTCCAGAATCCAGCGGGATCTTCTTTGACATCTTTTCGCCGAATCGCTCTGTGAGTGCTTCGCGTGTCATGTAGACCCAGCGCCACACGCAGGTTACTTCCTCCCAAGTGCGTGCGACAGAGTGGCCAAAATCCTTCCAATGAACGTAGTCGGTAGGGGCGCACTCGTATTCGATTTCCTCTTGCGGCTCGGCTTCGCCGCCCGCGGTGTAGTCCTGATTCTCGGGATTCTCGGCGCCTTCAAGGGTTTCTGCTGGCTCATTGTCAATGTCCTCGGTGACCTGCAAACCATCCTCTGGAACGTCAAGCGTGCGAACATGCGGCTCATAGCGCACCCAAGCGCTACCGCGGCCCCCGAGGAACCGGTCCTCGACGGCATAGCGCATCGTGGCGCGGAAGTCAGGATAGTGTTCGATTTCGTAATCAAGCGCACGCTCGATCAGCTCAGACGCCACGCGGCCCACAGGATCATTGTCACCAAAACGGCGCTCGGCCACCGCTTTTGGCAGCTTGGCGTAAACAGCAGGGATAAGCGTCTGCACGTTGGACCACAGAATGTTGAATTTTGCGGTTTCGTTCGTATGCTGGCTGCGGTTGTCGTCGCGGTAGCGTTTGACGATCTTCTCTGCTCGCGCTTCCCACTTCTTGAATTCGTTATCGTATTGACTGACGACATTCAGGTATTTCTGCACGCCGGTTGCGGTGTGTTCCATTTATTCTCGCCCTGTTTCATTTGCAATTGCAAGGCCGGCACCTGCCGGCGACATATTTGCGCCTAAATGCGATTGTCCTAACAAATATTTATCTCTTACTGTTTCTGGTTTTTGATTTGTTTTTGCAGCATATTGCTGAATCAAATCTGTAATTAATTCTAATTTTGGGGCGCCAATTTTTGTTTCTACTCCAGTTTGCGGGGCAAACATTCCCCATCCTACAGCTTGCCCAGGCACTGCTTGTAATCCAACCTCTTTAGAAATATCTCTCCACCATGGGGTTAAATGTTGCAGTTCTGGCGTTGTAACAGATGCATCAAACCCTTTGTTTGTTCTTACATCTGCTAAACCTATGCCGCGTGAAAAATGAGCATCGCCCACTGGCACATTAGTTTGAAAACCAGTTTCCGGCGTTCCAGATGCAGATATATACAACGGCGCTTTAGGTGAATCCATGCCATGTTCGCCTGTTTGTATTACTCTGCGTTGAGAATTTGAAGCTCTTACATGACCAACACGCCCGGGCAAATCACCCAATTCTGGCACTAATCCTTTTGCTGATCTGTATTCATAAGGCAAACCACCATATTTTGCCCAATCCTCAAATTTACCTTGTTCATACATATAATTTGCAGCAGCTGCACGCCTTGATTCGTCTACTACTTTCATATTTGGAGATTCAATACCGCCAAACTTGTTTAGTCGATCAAATCTTAATGTTGCTTCTTCTGGTCCGACTAATTCTTTAAGCCTTTGCCACATAGGATCTAAAACATACCATCCTTTCATGCCTCTGTATAAATTTGGCGCCTGTGTTTCTGCTGTTTTTAATGTTTCAATTAATCTTTCCGTGTTTCTTGGTGTAATTATATTTCTAACAGCTTCGCTTCCGGTTTGTTTAATTGATGCACTTGGTATTAATTCCCTAATTGGATCTGCAATTGTTCCTTCCCTATTTGCAATGTTTGATAAATCTCCACGATCTACATTCCATAATTGTTTCATCATGGGATTTTCGGTTGCTACCATTGCTTCTGATTCTCTTGCAAGATCCGCGTAAGGCTTATAAATACCTGGGCTTGTTAATTGATTAACATTTTTAACGGTTGGGTTTATACCCAAAACATTTTTAATTGTTCTTGGCGAATATCCTGCCAATTTGGTTGCTTGCGCATTAAAATTTATTACTGGGTGTTCCCTAGCGCCCATCCCCAATGATGCTGCCGGCCTCGTGGCGCCAATACCGCCACCCATAACGCTACTAGCCACATTCATTGCTTCCTCTTGCGCATTGAATTTTGGCGTTATGTTGCCGGCCTCGTCTGCCTCATATCCACCTTGCATAGCTCGCCGCGGTGCCGTTATTGCATTCATGGCGCCAGCAACAATACCCGGCAATGCCCATTCTCGTTTATTCATCACGGAACCAGGCAATGTGTCACGAAAAGGCAAAAAGGTTGCGCGGCCTTCCATCGGGAGTGCCTCGCTCATTTGTTGCTGGTATCGCAGCGCGGCGGCTATGCGGTTGGCGTCGGCCATGATTAAGCCGTGAAGATGCCCACAGCCATAACCTCAACACCGGCCCCAGTCGTGACTTTCCACGCCCCGTTAGCCGACACAGCATTTAATTCAATGTTGTATACGCCTGGTATTACGGATGCACTAGCCGGAAGAACGGTATGAGTAAGAATGCCAGCGCCAGTGCCATCAACAATTAAAACGTTGCCAGTTGCGCCAGTTGTTACTGTGCAAACTAACCGATGCAGGTAATCACCCACAGCGCCAGTGCCGCCCAATACCTGGGCTGATGACGATGCTGCAACATGCTCATAAAAATAACGATACGGATTGTTGACGCCACTCATAATCTGCCACTCCTAGTTGTTTTCATAGTTGACCACATATCATTAAGCGTAACGGTGTTTTCAGGTCCGACCATCAGCGGTTTGATCCGGTCCGGCGGCTTAACGGTCGGCTCGGCTCGCCACGCAATCGCCAGCATTCGCATTGCGTCTGCCGGGTGGCTACACCAATCGTGTCTTGGCGTCTGCCTAAACGCTTTCTTGTCCTCGTCGTATTCGCGCTGATACTGACGCAGCGCCTCGATGCCCTCGCTGCACCGGTCCTCGTCGAACCAGGGATAGGGCAGCATCATCCGCACCGCCTGGATGCCGTCCTGCACGCCCAGATCGGGCACGATTGC